GCTAGCCTCATCTGCTATTCTTAACAAATTACTAGCATACTCATCGAATTTACCCTTGCCATGAAGGCTCAACTCCATAAGTACGCGGGCAATATTGGTATATGGAATACTCTCAGACTGGAGACCACGCTGAACCCAGTAAAGAGGTTTCTGTATAGCGCTATCCAAAGAAAGTGGACCAACGACCAAATTGAAGTCGGAATCAAACCTAAAATGACGTTTTAGGAAATTAATTTCATCAATTGGGCGAAATTTGAATGTGTTCACACCTTTGTTATCATCGGTGTAAATGTAATCCAACTCCGCCAAACGCGAAGTTTTAACTTCCTGATTGAACCAAGCAACGCGATCATGCACAATAGTGAGATCATCATCCCCATACTGTATATGCCTCACGAAGTTATTGAAGTCATTAAGTAGGTCATTAACTTTAAAATTGCGCGATACCCCCTCCGCCAAAAAAGCGGATTGGGTCAGGCAGATACCGATAAAGGTATTAGCAATCGTAGTTATAGGGCACCCAGAGGGCATGCCACGATCCCACCTGCAAATATCAATACCTCGGATGTGAATGCTATTACTAATAGAGCGAACGTACATTCTACGAGCAATATCATCACGTGGGTTATGATCAGGGGCCATTTGGTAGTATTCGTTAACCCTGTCAACGAATATATCAAAAATTTCAGTACGATGACTACCATCATAACGACTATAATCGCCAGCAATACAATTTGTTTTGCTGACAGAAGTCATTTCACGGTAAAGTAAATCCCATTCGGAATAAACATTAATTCCAACCGCACTACAATTGATAATTCGCCCAGACATCCAATCAGCATTGAACATACCAAAGAGTATCCTACCAACTATCGTAGCATCGATTGGTGAGGCAGAGACTAACCTTGCTTTGCCTTTATCAACGCTCTCGTTAGGTAGGACTTCATCCTTAAGCACATCCATAAAGAAATACTCAGGTACAATACCGTTGCGGCATGTATCCAACATGGTATCAACCGATGCTCGAACTTCACGAGCACCTTCAGTATTAAAGACGAAATCACCATCAGAACCAAAAATACTCTTCTTTCCATCTTTGTAATTAAGGCACCACGGATACCCACTACTAGTATTACGAGGGATTGCTCTCACAAAATCATTACCAGGTATTCCGGCAACTGCTTCCTCAAAAGTGAGCAAACGAGGCTGGGAAAAGTTGGCGACAGAACCAATAAAGGTCTGCAAAACATTGTGGGAAGACAATTCAAAGTAAGTTAGATCAATAGGTATCAGAGGCCTTTGGTACTTAGACAGGGCAAGCTTATACGGGTCATAAAAGACACCATCTCGCTCGAATGGTTGCAAACGGGCGGGCTTAAACTTGCTAGGCCCAAATAAAGAATACAAGGGAGTTTTCCGTAAAGAACTCACAGGAACTATGGGGCTCGGTTTTACGGTAGAAAGTTTATTACCCATATGAGCAGTAGCAATCTTAATATCGGAGAATTGTTCCCAAAAGAGAGTAGAAGAAATGCCAAAACCGGTACCACCAGAAGAGCCACCAGTATGCATACCGATAAGATGACCGGTGTTAAAATCAAACAATAAATCCCCACACATGCCAGGTTTGCTTGGAAAACTATATCTCCAACAATTCGAGATAGTCCATTCATCACAACCCGACCGGAACTTCTGACTCGAGATTATACTCGCGGAGCTAGTGGTAGAGCGCATAGGCCCAACCGCTGTGACGGTCAAAGGGGACTCATTACGTATATCTCCAGCATCAGCACCACAAAGTAGAACACGTCGCTTCATGCCCACACGATATGTTTTCGAACCTTCCATATGCCTGATACAGTCCCTAAATTGAACTTTAGGGTCAACTGCAACAAGACAGAGGTCAGAATCAACCATACATTTGGGTACCCACGCTTTCGAAAAATCGATTTCTACGCGCTTTCCACGCACATGGAAATAAAGAGCTTTCCCACAACCAGTATAGTGATGGGGCATTAATATAACATTGCGCGAAACACCAAGAACAGAACCAACCACGCCAATGCCATCTGCAAACAACTTAAAATAATTATTTGCCATAACGGCTCTAGCACGATCACTGGCACAATCACTTCCAAAATGAGGTGTTGCAACATCACTATTGACTTTGCCCTCACAAAAAAAACTCTTGTAAAGACCGTAAGCTCCAAAGCCAGCTAATAGTACACCGGCTATAGAGCCACAGATAGCAACAGGGTGTTGCTTAATTTTGTCAATAGTAGACGAAATTGAGCACATCAATTTGTACTTAACTCGCTCCCACTTAGAAGCAATGTCGCCAGGATCGTTAGATTCCAAATTATCGCAAGTCTTTTGGATGACAACGGTATCATAAATATGATTAGCGATGTCAAGGTATTCTTGCTCGGTTTGGAATACGCATGCATCAGTACTATCGACCATATCAATGATCGAACGTATAACATTATCGCGGGAGTCAGACTCGCTAAGACTATGCTCCACGCGCCTGTCAATATACTCACATTGCCTATGGTATTGTTGCTCACGCTTCTTCATTTGTTCAGCGAGGGCACACGCAAGCTCATCAAAGGTGTGTGGTCGCGCAACAGACAGGTTAGAATTAAAACAATAACCAGGCATTTCATCATTCCACCAGAATTCTTGTACATTCAGATCATTCTGACCAGGAATAATTTTCCTAGGGTCTAGACGACGTTTAGAAATGTCCGTAGAATCCATAGTATCAGCCGTGCAAAACTCACGTGCTGGAACTACGTGGACATGAAAATCCCAGCGGGCCAAAAATGCTTCTGTTGAGACAATAGACTCAACATTGTGCGAGCATGTGTTACTAGTAGCAATAACTAATTTGGAATTAAAGAAGTTATTCCCCTTATTAACCATGCCGGCCATTTCACATGGGCTTGGGAAACAATTAACGTTACGAATGATTTCAAGATAATCACGATTAGGGTTAGATTGCGAGTCACGCAATTGGCCCAAATCGTCGTAAACAGTAACTGGAAAACCAACAACACCTTCCCAATGCTTGATCTCAGACTGACGGGCACCTATAATTAGGTGCTTATTAGCCTTGATCAAGTCAGCTTTAGAAGGGTCGTGCAAGCCCAATGTGGTGCAGGCAAGCGGATAAACATTATAAGACTTACCCACCTGGGGAGCACCATGTAACATTAATGCGACAGGTCGAACACGTATACCGCATCCTTCTAAAGACTGATTCTCAATACGTGATAATAACTTATTAAGATCAGATATCTGAAGCATTAATATGGACCGAAGGTTGGAATCGGTGTGGGCATATTTGCCCATCAATTCCATACCTTCGACTCGTTTTCGTAAAACAAACTCAACGTCAGCAGGACTAACTTGCTTATCACAGAAGTACCCTTTCTTAAAAAAAGATTGGGTAGACTTAATATAATTATCGCAAGCTTCTATGCCTGTTTTTAACAAGATAACACGGTCCTTGCCGTAGTAGTCAGTAAAGACATTACACAGCCTTTGAACATGAGTTAAAACAAAATTAATAACAGCATCAATTCCAGAGAAAGCACGGGGAATATTTCCCAAACGACGAGTAATCTTTTCAAAATCGCACTTATTTATATCTTGAAACAACCCCAAAACCAAAAAGCCATTGAGTAGAGAACCTATATCAGCGAACCCGATATGTGGCTCAGCAACTTCGGAATTCGATTCGTCCACAGTGTCTGTACCAAAGATGTTATTAGGAGCATCATGGTTAGAAACAAATGTCGCTTCATCAAAATTCAAGGTTGTCGAACTCGGTGCACTGGGAGAAAATTGCGAACGCAACTTAGACAGCGCTATCAACAAGTTCTTCTTATAATCATTATCGTCAAAAATGACGAGTATTGCAGAGCTCAACGCTACACCGGCAACGCTTTTCTTCCAAATAGAAACGATGATTACGCAAAAAGCAATGAAGTATAATACCATCTTATTGCTAATTTTATCGAAATTGTTTTTAAAAGTTCGATCGATACGGCTACAAGATTCGTCCATAGTGTCACGAAACACAGACGACAACATTGTAACACATTGCAAGATATCATTTCGTGAATCTCCACTGAGTAAACTACCGTCGACTATCTCACGAATAGAATCAACAATACTATCAGCAGTGCGCGACGAAAAGACTGTTTTATCAAGGAGGCCATGTGGTTCAGCAATATCATAAATTATATCAAATGGATCAAAATTATTAATCCAGTCTGAACCGGTCTCCTTAGTTAAACCAGACGATACTTCGAGAACTCTAAAATCAAGGGAATTCGCATAACACATTGGGACTTGCGAGGTAGTTATGTAAACAGAACGTGCTAGAAAATTAATAGTCACGTTATTGGCAAAATAGCCGCCAAACTCGCAAAAGCCATCAACAGTCTCACGAATTTTCTCTCGACCTTTACGCAAAGCAATCGCGTGTGCAAGCCCGTCCCAATATGATTTAAATTGACACGAGTCAAGAACAGAATTAGTAAAAGCATGTTTATTCTTGAGTTTACTACCACGATTGTATTGCGGAAAGATAGAGTTACCAATGTACCCTACCGAATCCAATGCAATACGATTGGAATCGACATACCTAGCCACAATAGCTTCGCACAAGCCCCGCCAGTAAATTGGCGGCGAGGTCTCATACAGAGGATTGACAAGGAGTATGTCAGAATTAGTAAGTATAGAATGGGCAACTCTATCGAAGAGTTGTCGGGAACGTAAGGATCGCTTTTCATTCCAGGGCAAAGCGGAACCACAGGGTGAATTTACGCATGAAATCGGCTCACCAGACCCCCCACACAAACGCCCAAACAAATTTAACACATCATCCGGCAAAACACACCGTCCGGACTCTGGCCCCTCTGCATCGTTACCAGGTTCATGTTGCAGACCCATGTTTGTCTCCGTCAGAGAAAGCTCGCTGCGTCGATTATCATACGCAGAAGCCATTGTAAAGAATTGTATAAAGGGTGGCTAATTAACGTATTAGCCAAACGGGCAGAGTTTTAGAACAGACTGC